TCAGTGCAACCGCTTTGGTGCATCCTGATACCCGAAGAGGTCGGGCTCTTGCTGTCGATGCAGTACGCGCTGGCGGGCAATGATGTCGTAAACGGCCTGACTGGACAGATCAAACTTTCGAGCCAGCGCATCAGGCCGCACGTTCTTGTCTCGCCACTCGCGGAAGATCTCTGCATCTCGCAGGGCGCGGCGTAATGTATCGCCACGCGGGATGTAGACGACAGCACCGCCCATCGTTTGGCAGATTGCGTAGACCACTGCACGGGCGATCCTGGCGACATCATCCGCCTTCTCAGGCAGCTCCTGTTGCAGCTGGTTTTCGGCAAGGCTGGACATCTCGACAAGCGTGCCCTGCCACCGAGCGAGCACCACGGCGTCCTCCATGTGCGCCAGTACCTTGTCCGGGTCTAGCTTGTCGACCTCCCCACTATCAAATAACTCTCCGTTACTCATGCCGCCTCCCGTGACGTTTCGCGTCCTTGGCCAGGGCAGCGACGACGCCTCCCAACTGCTTGGCGTCCAGCCACTCCAGCCGCTCTACCTGGTACAGCCGCTTGGCCAGGCCATCGCCGTACTCCCATGGCCGGCCAGCCTCGGCCAGCTGGGCCTCGATCTTGCCGACCAGCTTTGCCTTGTCCGCAGCAGGCTTGGGCTTGCCCCGGCCTTGCTTCGACTTCCAGCCCAATCGCTCAAACTCTTGCAGCACCTTCGCCACCTGGAGCGGGGTCAGGTCTTTGGCCGATGACTGGCCGGTGATCCGGCTCAGCAAGGCACGGTAGGTGTCGTCATCTAGGCCAAGGTCTTTCTTGGCAATGTGGATCTTGCTGAGCTGCTGGTTGCGCCGATTCATGACGCCACCTGCGCCAGTGCCAAAGGCGCCGCTGTGGTCATGCCGTGGTTAAGGCGCACATCAGCCGCAGCAAGCAGGCCATGCATGGCATCGTTTATGGCCCGCACACCAGCTTTACGGCGCGTGGTCGCGTTGCGATCCCGAGGCTTCTGCTGTACCAGGTCGGGGTAGTGATGCGCCAGGTACTGCTCAACAGCCGGGGAAAGCGTGGCGCCTGCAAATGCCGCAACCTGCTCATGCACGGCAAGAACCCAAGCCTCGCAAAACACATCAGCTCGCCGCACCTTGGTAGCCGGTTTGCACCGCTGGAGCTTGTTCAGCGTGAAGTCGCGGCGCGCCTGGCGCACCTGACGAAGCAACACGGTCATGGTGTAGCCGGCCACCTCGGCCATCTCACCGATGAAATTCCAGCGGCCGATCCCACTGGCGAACAGCACCTTGCAGGCGTAGGCCCTCGACACGGTGTTGGCCAGCTGCGCCTCCCACTTAGCCGGGGTCTTCTTTGACCCGGCGACGGCGTTGCACTCCATCACATCGGCCATGTTCACATCGGCTTGGCCGATACCGTGCTCCTGCATCAGCGCTTTGGCCTGACGCATCGCTGCCGCCGCTTCGTGAGGGTTGGCACTGCCGGCCAACCTCAGGCATTTCTTGATCTTGTCCAGGGCCTTGTTGCGGTCCATGAGATTTCCTATTCCAGTTCGCCGTGGTAGCGAGCCACAGGCTTATGACAGTCCACACAGAATGCTCGCTTACCCGGTTTCATTCCGAGTTTGTCGTACATGCCAGAGTTGTCGACTCCTGCGCTGTTGCCGTTGTAGCGCCGGGCATACATGCCCTGGCCGCTGTAGGTGTAGCGCACGTAGAACTCGTCGGCCCCGCAGTGGGGGCACTCGTTCAGTTCGGCAAGCGTTGGCAGGTCCATGCTCAGTGCAGCCGCTCGATAGCTGGCGTGGCTTCGCGAAAGCGCGAAGGGCTCCAGTCGCAAGACTCGTCTGCAGGAATGTGACCGAACATGGCGGTGCAGCGGCGGCAGTGCACGCAGTCGCCGCAGGTTTTGCCCTCGGGCAGGTTCATTCGATATTCGTCGTTGGGCATCCGCCCCAAAGGCTCTCGTTGCTCGCTCATGACTCTCTCCATTCGTTCGGCTGCTCGTCAGTACCCGGCCACCACGGCGGGCAGACCAACCCCGGCTAGGCCGGGGCGGTTTCGCTTAGTGGACGGTTGGCTTGGTGTGCAGCTTCTCGCGATACGCCATGAGCGATTCATAGCTGTACTCGTCGGCTGCAAAGCCTGCGGGCAACTCGATACGTGCGACGAGCCGGGCGCTCTCCACCATAGTGGCCACCACCCGTGCAGAGGCGGTGCCGCTAGGCTGGTTGTCGACGCTCACGGAAACGCCGGCTTCGTTGTCTTCTACGGTGATCTGGAACTTAGCCATTCTTACTACTCACAGAAAATTGGTGATGATTGCAGGCGAATCAGTGCAGGGAGTGGGTGGTGATCAGCGAGGCGCTGGCGATGTCGAGCGGGATCGGGACGTACTGCTCCGACTCACCGACCCGCTGATACACGCGGATGTAGCTTTTGGAGCCGACGACCTGGACGGCGTCACCGATGGCCTCCATTGCGCGCTGCCAACGGGCGTCCGTGATTTCCATACGGCGGAGGGCGAGGACTCGGCCGGTGCTGATTTCGCCTTGCTTGTCCGCCCGGAACGCCTCGTTGACGATGGCACGCACTTCGGATCGGGCGTCTTGGGTCCACTCGGTCAGGCACTCATCAATCAGGGCGCGGGCGGCTTGAAGGCGCTCGTCAAAGCGGATGTTGTCCTGAGCGGCCAGCACAACTTTGTATTGGCCATCGAACGACATCAGCGTCACGTTGCCTTTCTTGCCGCCGACCTTGGTCTTGTACTGCTCAACAGACATGTCAACGAAGGCTTTGATGTCGCCGAAAGCATCGGCCTTGAATGCGGCGAGCGTGGCCGATACCACCTGCGCCTTGCCCACCAGCTCATGCACCAGGTCGTTGCGGGCCATGTCGATTGGCTTAACCAGGTCCAGCGGAACCAGGTGGCCTTTGGCGTCTTTCAGAAACCCTTCGGGAATGTTGCTCATTTGCTTGGTTGCTCCATGGTTTTTGAAATGAGGGCTTCACGCTGCAGGTGATCGAACACTGCATCAGCTCCCACTCTGGCAGCATCAATCTGCCTGTCTGTTTTCGGCCCAATGCTGATACGAGCACTGCGCCTCATGCCGCTAACGATCCCGTCAAGGGCATCGTTTCCCGTCTGTTTCTGCTTGTCCGTGCGGCTTGGCTTTGGCAGCGCAGGGGCTGGCATCCGTGCTGGCAGTTCCCGCAGGAGCCTGGCCGGGGCCGGCCAGCGCTCGCAGGTTGCAAACAAGACCTGGAACGCCTTGCGGATACGTTCGGCATCGATGTGCTCATCCCACTCTCGGCCTTTCGCCAGCACGACAAGCCAGATGTCGAGCGTTGCACCTACCGTGTCGGCGGCGGGTGCTCCGTCCAGACGCAGAGCGATCAGGCCCATGAGCCCGGAAGCGACCTCACGTTCCAGCCACTTAGCCACGAGCACGCGCCTCCAGCGCCGCCAGCGCTGCATTGGTCTGACTTGGGTTACCACGGCGCACCGGCAGGTTTTGCGCCGCTTCTGGTGCCAAAACCAACGCACCATCCGTTGATGCTGGCTGATACTGAGTCATGACCTCATACAGCCAGCCGTGGCCTTTAAGTGGCGTCACCAGCCGCCCGGTTTCGCGCGCAGCCAAGGCCTGATCAATCGCCCAGGCCCAGCACTCAGGCGGGGCTTCGAACACTTGACCACCGCGCTCGATGCGCTGGGCCTGGACGTCCGGCAGCAGCCCGGTGAGCAGCTTCCCCACACGGTCCATGGTCAGCTCGCGGGTTTTAGGCCGGAACAGTCCCAAATAACGCACTAGGGCGTGCCCCAGCGGCCCGGACAACTTGAAGGCAACACCCAGCGCATCGCGGGCGCCGTCGTGTGCGATCAGCGCGTCCAGCGAAAGCGTGGTTCCGCAGTTAGGGCAACGAGTACGCATCAGTGCACCCCCGGCAGGATTGGGATTTCACGGGCGCGGAAGTAGCTCGCGTACACCGCCTTGCCCCCGAGCGGGTGGCCGGCGCGCCACTTCATCAGCGCGTCATGCTGGGTGAGTTCGGGCATTTGTAGGTGGTAGGCCTGTAGCTCCGACAGCAGGGTCTTGATGCGTTCCTCGCCGAACTGGGCAGCCACCGTGACCGGGGCGTTCCTTACCCCGTTCCAGCAATATGCCTCGATCATCCAAGGCGTTTCCTGTGAGCCAGTCGCCATTACTGGGGATTCATCCACTACGGAACTAACGGTCGCTTTGGTAATCTGTTCGAATGCCAATTTTTTACCTGGCCTTTCACCGGGCTTAAAAAAAGCCCGCAGATCACTTGCCTTGGTCAGAGCCAGTGCAATAGCCGCGGCGAGACCTACGCGCTTACGTTCGTCATCTTTAGTGCACAGAGTCATTTCGGCCTCCAGAGCAGTTCGGGTTGAATGGGCACTGCTGGCAAACTCGCCAGTGCCGCATTGCTTGCGGGTTTTGAGTAGGTGCCTGGCGTTGATAAAAGCCCTGGCACTGTTCAACTGTCAGCGTGTCGCCTGTAGCAATACACTCGATACGGCCGAGCACTTCCATTACTCGGCGCTCAATCCCATCCGTGGTAGGGCTTGGGTACTTGTTATCAAGCAACAGGCTTACCGCTGTACGGCTCATTTTTATGCGGATCGCCGCATGAGTACGACTTGTGGCCGCTACCTCTTTGGCCAAGAGCCGCACGAACAGTGGGGGCTCAGCTCCCCAGTTCGCTAAGGTCACGGCCCGTTTCATTGCAAGCCACCAGACTCCCCAGTAGAGGCAAGTTCCAGTTGAGTGCGCTGTACAAGATCAGCCGACGGCTGGACCGATTTGCCGCTTTGAGCCAGCGCCAGCCACTCGTTAAGCAAGTCCCGAGTACGCAACAGTGCGACCCCCGGCTCAACAAGGCTCCGGTCAGCACCGAACGAACCGGTGGTTTTTGTGTAAACCAGCTTGTTCGTATTCGGGTCATAGACCTGAAGATTCTCCAGCTGTCGAATTTCAGGCGGGCGCGGGCCGGTGTATTTGTTACTCACCAACCGGAATGTTTCAGGCTTTTGAGTTCCGTTGTCCGTTTTTTCGACATACCCGGCCTCGGCCAGAGCATTCAAATACTGACGAACTTTAACGACCGAAACAGAAACCCCGCCTGCTGAGGCAGTTTGAGAAACGTCATAAACAGACAAGTCCCCGCCCAGAATTCGTAACGTGCGCCAGATGTTTTCTGCCGCCAAATGCCCGTAGGTACGCTCACCTTTATCATTCAAACGAGGGTGTTCCGCCCCCTCATCACGAACCAATGCGAAAATCTTCCCTCGGCCTGTTTTTTCTGCCCCAACAGGAGCCTCAACCAGACCAACAACTCCCGCTTTAACCAGCGCTTGGATATAGCGACTAACGCAACTGGACCGGCCAGCTGTACGGCGAACAATATCGTTGACAGTGAATCCCGGCCGGAGAAGACGGATTGCTTCCCACATTTTTTGGCGCTGCTCTTTCTTGCCAGTGACGATCAAAGTCGAAACCTTAGCCATCAGGAAGCCCTCCGGACTGGAGCTTCACCCGTGAACAAAGAGCGCGTTCCCCAGGCAGCCATGTCTACCCGGTCAAGCATCATTGCAGAGGCTTCGGAGTGGACCTTATAAAGGTTCACTGCAATACGACGGAGGCAACCCCGAGTTGCGCGTACCAATTCTTCCAGCAGGTCATCACTGAACTGGAGTTTTGGATAACTTTCAACGGCAAGTTGTCGGACGTCTTCCAGTGTGGCTGGCTGCGCTGGCACCCACTCCAAGACGCGATTGTGCAGGCGCTCCAACCGCTGAAGAGCAGAGGGCACGCGCTCCTCACCGATCAGAACAATGGTTCCCTCGCTGGCGTTGTAAATGTCTGTCAGGACGTTGGCTGCTGCCCTCTCCAGGAGATATTGCACATCATCGACAATCAGTGGCCGGCGCGAGGTCGACAACTGAATTGCTATCTGATCAACCATCTCTGAAAGCGAACGCCCTGGCAGAATGCTCATCTCGCGGAGGATGGCCATGAGGAAGGCCTTCTTGCTCCAGGTATCGCGGCACTCGATGTAATAGCAGCGGTGCTGGTTCGCAGCGAATGCGGCGGCGGCGCTTTTGCCATAACCGCTTGGGCCATACATGGCGACCAGTCCAGGCAGGCCAATTGGTCGAGCCTGTGCCCGGCTCATTGCGCCAGAAAGCAGGCCGACATTTGTTAATGGTACGATTTTGGTTACACTCACTGTGCTTCTCCTTTTCCTTCGGCGTGCTGCAACACGCCGACTGCTTCCTAAACGGGCTTCTCTTAGCCCGCTTGCTGTTGAAATACCTGTTTCATCGCAACGAAGTCCGGATGGCTTGGGTAACGCTCATGCCATTTGGCTTCGTCTGCGGTGAGTTCCTCTCCAGCGCTATTCCGCTGATCCAACCGAACCCAAAGCCGATACCTAGAAACATCATCTTCCGGCACCACGAACTTGGGATTTTGCTGTTCTAGTGCTCTCGCGTACTCTCGGGCATCCTCCAAAACCTCCGTTGACAGGGTCGCCGACGGTGCTGTGGTTGGTGCAATCATTTCCACTCTCTGCCCGGTCAGAGTCTCCAGCTTGTTTATCGCCCTGCTGAATTGCCCCTTCTCACGTTTTTCCCGAGCGATCTCAACCATGCTCATTGGCATGTAATCAGTGCTATTGCCGTCCAGCAGGGCTGCCCCAATCAGTTCGCCAGCGTCGGTGTATGCCCAGACCTGCCCAGCATCTCTGACGTCGTATGCGATTCGTATTTCTTGGCCATGTAAGGCCCTCAGATCTGCCAAGAAATAGGTATTGCCTGCCCACGAAATCTCTCCGCGCCGGGTCGTCCTGGTGAGCTGAGGGCGCATCAATGAATCGACCAACTCTTGCGATGCGACGAGCGGTTCCCAACCCTGCTCAATAGCTGATTGCCACGCTTCATTCGGGCTCATATGCCGCATACACCCTGTTTCAGGGTCACGAAACTTGGCCAACCCGCGATGAGGAGTGTTGTTGTATGCTGCGATTTCCTGCTCCACTCCGCTCATAAAGACGGCGAACTCTGGAATCAGTCGGGTTTTACCCGCTTCTCGCAGCTCTTTGCGTCCGATGCGATGCACCTTAGTACTCGCATGCTTATCCATATCCGCACCGATGTAGCTGGTGAGTTTCTTAGCGGCTCTAACCCAAATCGTCTTATGCCCTCGCTCCGAGAGCCCACGAGCCTGACTGTTGTAGGGGAGAGAGTGAGTCATAGTTCCGCCAAGGCGATCTACTACCTCGCGCACCATCTCATTCGCAAAGCCAGAGCCGGTGTCGACGTAGAAGATGCCGAACATGCATTCCCGTACTGCATCCCGGAGAGCATCCATTACCCCGATGGCCGACTCAGCCTCGCCAACAGAAATTCCAACCACGCGTCTCGTTGCAACGTCCAGCACTGTTGTGATTTCTGGCCGATACGGCTTACCGGTTAGTGGGTTAATCACCTCAGCATCAAATTTATGTCCATCGGCTGTATACACATCACCTGGATACAAGTTCTTTGTCGCGCGGCGATGGAATGGCTGTAGCGCTTTTAACTCTTGCGGCTCCATTCGACCGTAATTGAGAGTTTCAGGCGAAAGCTTCTTCAGGAAGCGCTGTACTGCTTGGATGCTTGGCGCTGCTCCAGGCCAACTTGCACAGAACTCCTGGTAGCTCGCAGCAACGGTTGGCTTTGTAGGTCGCTGATAGCAGCGAAGGAATGCAGGCACCCAGTCAGCCACTTCCAGACTGGCACGCCTGCGGTGTGGTGCGAGAGATACTTCGTCGCGACCACTTGCTCTCCACACTGAAAGCCAACGTTTAAGCGTTCGCTCGGAAAGAGCGCGCTCCGCTGATGCACGATCATTTGCGATCTCCACTCGCTTCTGCAGGTATGAAGACAGCGAACCTGCCTGCGCAAGTGAAACCAATGTGTGGATAGCGGAGTTCTGAGATGAAATCTCCATCATCCGCTCGACTTCTCGGCAGAACGCGAGGCGAGCAAACATGACCTCCCGCTGGCTGTCATTGAGCATGTGCGCGTATTTCGCATCCGGCGCGTTTACCAGCAGGGCATGCACCTGAGGCTTATCTACAACGGCAGGGGCAGTAACTGAATGGGCGAGTAGCGCATTCTGTGTCTCGATTGGCAGAGAGAGGAACGGATACTCAACCGCTTTTGTGCCAACTCGTTTTCGGCCCTCCCAATTAGCTCGTTCTGCAAACATGCGGACGCCACGGGCCGTGCCCGGCATTCCCGCAATCCCGGCCAACTCTTGGGGAGTAAACCAATCACGCATCGCTGTCGGCTCCGATTGCGGCTTCAACGATGCGCTGACGGACGGCTACGCCTTTGGGGCCATTCCAAGAGCCAATGAGAGCCTGCCGGGCATTCGGATAGCTAACAGCGTTCTCCGTACACCATGCGTTCAACGAGGTTCCTTGGGCCACGAAACCTGCGCGGACGCGGTCTAGCAGCGGTTTACCCACGAGATTGCTCTTGTCCAT